AAAGCCTGCGCATCAGAGAAGCTGTCCGTTGCTCCTTCTGGTAACTACTCATAAGCAGAGGCAGAGGAAGAACCCCCCCAAACCGCCCAGGCACCCTAGCATGTGCTGCCCAGGTTTGGCAAGCTCTGAGTCATGGACATTGACCCGAACGGCCCGCGCCCTCGGCGCCGGACCCATCGACGCGCCTGGAAGGCGGCTCGCGCGGCGGAGATCGCCCAAATCATTGACGATCTAGTTGCTGGTGCTGACATCGCCGCAGCATATGCTGAGCAGGCGGAGGCTGAACCTGAGCCGGAGCCGGAGCCTCAAGTCATTGAGGTGCCGGTCATCGAGTTGGACTCTGAGCCTCGGCTGATGGAAGACGAAGATGCCGAAGTCTAGGCAAGACGGGACTGTTGGCGGCAGGGGTTTCCTAATCCCCGGCCTTGGCTCTTACGGCGGCGCCGCTGCGCGGGTGGCCCGCCAAAAACGCGCCTCTAAGCCGGTGCCGAAAGAGGAGCCGAAGCGCATGAACGCCGTGCGCACTAAGCGCTCGGTCCTGAGCCAAGAAAAACCGGCGTCCGCCAAGTCGCAGGGCAGCAAGAGATACACCCGGGGCAGTACCGACCTGCTCAAGGCAAAACCCCGCAAGAAGACCGGCGGGATGCTCTCCAAGCGCAACTACGGCCAGGCGGACTGAATGGGCGCGGCACGCAAGCAGAGCCTGGCGAAGGCGGGAGCCGAGTTGGACAAAGGCCTCAAGCTGCACACCCGGGGCCCCAGCCTGGGCGCTGCCCTACGGCGCTACCTCAAGGAGAACCCCGAGTACCTTGAGCAGATCATCATGGGCATGGTTCACAAGGCGCGGATGGGCGATCACAAGGTGCTGGAGATGATCTGGGACCGCATCGACGGGGCCGTCGTAAAGAAGGCTGTCGTGGAAACGGAACACCACATCAAGCGCTACGGCTTTGCGGAGCCTCGCCTCGTCCAGATTGAGGAGCCGGAGCAGGATGCCGAAGCCTAAGCAAGGCCTGTACGCCAACATCAACGCCAAGCGGAAGCGCGGGGCAAAGATGCGCAAGAAGGGCGAGAAGGGCGCCCCCACCGACAAGGCCTTTCGTGATTCCGCAAAAACGGCCAAGCCCAAGAAGCGGCGATAACCTCGATGTACAACGTTGGCAACATCCTTAGCGGCACCCAGGGCGGGCTTTTTGGCCTTGGCGGCTTCTTTGGACCCGGCTTCAACATCGCCAACTCGTTGTACGAGGGCCAGGCCCCTGTAATGCAGGCGCTGGTCAGCGCTCAAGCCCAGCGAGGCAGGGGGCCTTACGGGGGCCAGCAGGGCGGCGGCAGCGTCAAGCCCGCTGACTCCAAGAACTTCATGCCTCTGGACCAGATGCGCCAGCTGCAAGAGAAGGCCACCCAAATGATGATGCGTCCGGATGACACTCCGTCGCTTTATCGGTTCAACCAGCTGTTCGAACGACCCACGCCGACCACCCCGGTCGGTGTTCTCAAAACCCCTAACAAGGAAGACTGATGTACGGGAAGAAAAAGGCCACCAAGAAGGCCGCCAAGAAGGTTGCCGGCAAAATGTCCGCCAAAATGATGGCGGGCAGCGCTGGCAAGAACATGGCTGGCCGCGCGATTGCTGCGCGCCTGCAACAGCGCAAAAAAGCCGCTCGCAAGAAGTGAGGCTAGGCCTCACCATCCGGGCCGATGGCTGATTCCGCATTCAAGTCGAACAACGCTCAGCACTCCCGCGTAATGAGCGTTGCGCATCACCGTGTTGGGCAGTCGGTGCCGCAAATGCGACTGACCGCCAGCGTGCCTTCGCGCCGCCGAATCGCGCAGTCTCGATATGGGGGGGCGACGCGAGTTGGGAAGGCGGCGGTTGGCCGACGGTCATCGGCAACAGCTTCTGTGCGGGGAGAGACAAGTAGTAGCTGTGCGGGGGTGTCCGCTGGAGCGGTTGTTGCGTTTAGCAGCATTGGCGGCCTGACAAACGGTGGCCCCAGCAATGGGGCCACCACCTCGATCACATGAAGACCTCATCTGTTCCCGAAGGCAACGACATCTGGTTCGTGTCGCGTTTGCTGCGGCCCGACAATGTGATTGTGTCGCGGGCTGACATCAACGCAGGCGACGACGCATTCCAGGTGCGCGTCTACGACATGACTAAGCCCAGCCTGGGCACGGGTCAGAACGGGCGCGAGGTCTTGTCCAAGTCGTTCAACAAGACGGCTATTGACACGATTCTGCTGACGGCCACGGACTCGTCGAGCTTGACCAGCGACGGTTACTGGAACGGGATCGACGACGAGGGGTACAACTTCATCTTTCAGCTTGCCAATAACGGCGGGACCAGCGGCGTGGACAGCTTCCCCTTTGAAGCTGGACACCGCTACCAGATCGAGTTCATGCTGGACGCAACCACTGCTGGGTACGGCAAGATCCGCTGGGCCGAGCAGTTCTATGTGGAGAGTCTTCTGTCTCTATGAGCGAGCAAACCACAGAGATTGTCCATGAGTACACGCCGTATGGCGCGGCGCGCGAGCTATGGAGCTTGCAGCCCAACGAGCTTCTGCTTGAAGGGCCCGCCGGTACAGGCAAGTCACGCGCTCTGCTGGAGTGGATCAACTACCTCTGTGAGAAGTACGCGGGCATTCGCGTGCTGATGCTGCGCCAAACGCGAGAGTCCCTGACTGAATCCGTGCTTGTCGAGTGGGAGCAAGAAGTCCTGTGGGACGGACACCCTGCTATTCACGGCACCAGCAGCCGCAACACGCGGCAGAACTACCACTACCCCAACGGTTCCCACGTTGTGGTCGGCGGTCTTGACAAGCCTGCCAAGACATTCTCGACGCAGTACGATGTGATCTGCGTCTTCGAGGCACGCGAGATTACGGCGGACACTTGGGAATGGCTCGCTCGCGCGAACCGTAACTTCAAGATGCCGTGGCAAATGCGGGTGGCGGACACCAACCCCGCGGGCGAGTTCCATTGGCTGAACACGCACTTCCCTCAAGGCTTTCGGCAGGTGCCGGATCGCCACAAGCAGGACAAGCGCATTCGCCTGCTGTCGCGCCACGAAGACAACCCCGCCTATTTTGACCACAAGCGCGGTTCGTGGACAAAAAACGGCGAGTCGTATGTGCTTGGCATCCTGTCCAAGTTGACTGGCGCGCGCCGCGCAAACCTGTACGAGGGCAAGTGGGCCAGCGAAGAAGGCACGATCTACGAGGACTGGGACCCTTCGATCCACGTCATTGACCCCGAAGACATGCCCGAGCCCAAGTGGTACTTCGGGGCGTACGACAAAGGCCTGCGGCACCCCGGTTGCTTGCAGGTATGGGGGGTCAACGACGACCGCATGTACCGAGTCCTGGAGATCTACAAGACCGGCGAGACGATGGACTGGTGGGCCGAGCAAGTCCTTGAGGCCAACGAGGACTACCCGCTGTCTGCGCTGGTTTGCGACCCCAGCGAGCCCGAGTACATCCGGGTGTTCAATGACCGCCTTGGATCAGCGCGGGGCCGTGACGGCAACCGTATCGCCCGGAAGGCTAAGAACGCCATTCGCACCGGCATTGACATGGTGCGATGGGGTTTGAGTAAAGCGGATCACGGTCCCCGCATCTATGTTTGTCGAGGCAGCCAATTGCTAATCGACAAAGCCCGCACCGACGCAAAAAAGCCGTCGTGCATGGAAGAGGAGATCCCGAGCTATGTCTGGGCTCGAAGCCGCGACGGCTCACCCGTCAAGGAACGGCCTGACCCTACATGCAGCGATCACGCCCTTGACTGCCTGCGCTATGCGGCAATGTTCATGTGGAACCGCGACATGAGCATGGAGATCTATATTCCCGAGTACCCGGAAGGCAGTCTTGGCGACCTGCTGGGCCATTCCGAAGTTTACGCCTCACAGTTCAACTGATGCTCAAGACTACGCCCAGCAACCTAATGGCCGAGGTGGATGCCGCGATCCTGTATCGCGACAAGCACCTTGAAGGCTACGAAGAAAAGATCGCGAAGTATCACGGGCCGTTCTATGACCGGCAGGGCGACTTCACGGCAGACTACTCTCCAGAGAACACTTACTACGAGTACGTGTCGCTCATGGTGCCCCGGCTTGTGTTCGACAACCCGCGCGTGCGCGTCAACACGCGAAGGCCTGGGGCCCAGAAAGATGTGGCCGAAGCCATCCGGCACGGACTCAACCGATGGTGCCGCGATACCAACCTACGAAGCGTCCTCGTAGAGCTGGCCTCTGACATCTTGCTTGGGTTTGGCGTTGCTCTGATTCGCCCAGACCACAAGCAGAAGTACGGATACCCTAAGCGCCCT